TGACCAACTACATCGCCCGATCGCTCCTCGAAACCGGCGGCTTCAGACCCCGACTACACCCTGGATTGCGATGAGCCGGATATGGTGCTGGTGGTCAAGCGTACGCTTTGGGATTCAACTCTTCGGAACTCCTGCGCGAAAGTTTCTGGACTCTGCGCCAATGTGTCTACGACGATGCGCAGGTCGACGCTTTGGTGGATGATGCCGTTACACAAGCGTTGGTGGAAGCGACTAATGGCATCACAGACCCGCAGTTCATCAGATTCGGCTTGACTAGGAGCCTGATCGAGTTTGCGGCGTACTGCAAAGATCCAGCATTTGCCGAAGAGAAAGAGTGGCGTTTCTTCACAATTGATCTAACGGCAAGGGTGAAAACGAGAGCGACGACCGGCGGCGTAATCCCGTATAGTGAATTCAAGGTGCCGCTCGGTGTCAATGACGAGTTGCCGCTATTCGCGATTACCGTCGGTCCGGGTGGCGACGTGGACAAAGCTTTAGCGCTCGAATATCTGCTAGGCGAGCGAGAAGATGTCCCCGTCACGTTGAGTAAAGTGCCATATCGTGGGAAATAGTATTGACTTTTCTATCGACTTGGCGTATAACTAAAGACAGTCACACATAAACGGAAACACAAACATGACTGACCTAATAGCAATCAAGAACTACGCAACGCCGGCCAAGTTCACGTTCGCGGAAGTAAAGTAACAAATTCATAGTCCGGAAATTTCCGGACTATGGAATAAACAGGAAAACTGAATATGAGCAACACAACACACGAAGACAAGTTCATCCCGAGCAAGCAACCCAACTGGTTCATGCGCGCCATCCACTCCCGGACGCTGCCATGGTTCCTGTTCGCCATCGTCACCACCGCCATCGTTTTCACGATCTTTGGTTGGTTCCTCCGTAGCGAGAACATGGCGCAGATCCAGAGCGCCGTAGCAGCCGCGTCAAAAGTCCACGAACGCTAGACACCGTCGCCAGCGTTCCGGTTGAACCACAGACGGAACCAGAGCCACCTCACGTACTGATCGAGCCACAGACGAGCTCTCAGAGCGTCACGGAGCCTGTAGGGACTACCAGCGAGGAGCCACTACAGGACGAGACAGCCGCGAAGGCGTTCGTGTACCACCACGAGAGCGGCACCAGGACGGACGCGATCAATGCGGCGTCCGGTGCCTGCGGGCTTGGCCAAGCGCTCCCATGCAGCAAGCTGCCGTGCTCGCTCGACGACTACGCGTGTCAGGACGAGTGGTTCACCAGCTACATGGTGGCTCGGTACTCGACGTGGAGCGCTGCGGCGGCGTACTGGGCATGTACCGGGTACTGCACTTACAACTACGGGACCGTCTACAAAGAGACGACGTGGTGGTAAAGAATAGTATTGACTATCCAAAGCAATGAGCGCATAGTGAAAGCAGATAACTAAACAGGAGCACGTCAATGAAGAAGATCAAGCAATTCATCCTCAACCTGCCACGCGCAGACCGCACTCCGGTGCGGTACGACACCGAGCTAACGCGAACGTACAGCGACTATGGGCGAGGTCAGCGATGACTGATCAGGAGTTGTTCAAGCTATGTAAGGAAGTGTATGAAAAGTCTCCTGCGTGGAACGATACGTCGCAATGCATCTGGAACGGAATAGTTTCTCAACCTGACAAAACTGTTGTTGATTGGGCTATTGATGCAAAATATATTAATTACTCCCCGCTCTACACCTCCGACTACCTTCTAGGGAAGTTGCCGAAGAATACGAGTGTAGAGAAGCGGTACGACGACTGTGTTGCGATTCTCGACTTGCGACCTGGCAACTATCCAATCGAAGTAACGTCTGACACTCCTCTCAAGGCCCTCCTAAAGCTCACCCTCGCCCTGCACGAAGCCGGCGATCTGGAGCAGGCGTGATGAGCAGCGCGAACCTACCTGACACTTTCGCCGGTGGTCATTTCAACCTGCCGCTCGTCGTCGCCAAGCTCGTGCGCCTCGCGGACGGCACTCACTCTGAGCACGAGCGAGACGCTGCACGTCGTCGTATCTGGTCGAAGGGCTACTTCCTTGATCGTGCTGAAGTCATCTGGGACAAGGGTCGCGTACCCAAGATCGCAGAAGACGACCTGCTGACTGAGCTTCGGAGTGACGCCTAATGGACTCCGCCCTAGAGCGCACAATCGCCGCCAAGTTCGCCGGTACCACCGACCAAGCCCTCGTGCGCCGCATGGAGCGGGCCGAGGACTTCGGCTACGACGACGAGAGCGTGGAGCTGACCCGTCGACTCAAGCTCGGCGGGCTGGCGTGGAAGTGGGCGAACGTCGATGGGCGCGAGAAGGTGCAGATCTTCAAGGAAGAGGAGGCGAGCGATGACTGATCGGCAACCACCTAACGACCACGCTCGCGAGTTGATTGAGCTATCGCGCTCTTCGCTAGGGGCTGAGCTGTCGGATTTGCTGTGGGACCTGTGGCAGAACGGGCGATGGTTCCAGCAACCTGTCGTGGAGCAAATGAATGGTCTGGGAGAGCGATACGGCAAAGATCAACAAGACGTATGGAAGGCTGTCCTACAACTCATCATCGAAGACCGGCATGCAAAGGAACAGGCTGACCGGTGACCGACCTCACCGCCCTCCGCTTCTCCTTCCACGCTCGCATCCGCCTCGCGGCTGACGCTCGGAAGGCCGCACGCACCAAGCCGACGACTTGCGCTCACACGTGGGAGCGGTTCAGGCAGACAGTTGCGGTGGAGATCGCCGGGTTCGAGGGACGGGCGTGGTTCGTCGTGATGGGGTGCTGCGAGTGGAGGGCGAAGCGGTACGTGGACTACGTGGTGGAGCGCTAATCCTTCAAGTGTCCGAACCATGCTGCGGCAATTACGCCACATGCGACGATGCTGATCAAATAGATCTCTGGCCCAAGTTTGGGATTTGCCACCATTGCGTCGATGTACCCTGGTATGAAGATAAGAATTGTGCCTAATAGGACCCCAATGCATGCCAATATTGTGCCCCAGACAAAAAAGACGTAGTCTGTCTCTTTTTCATCCTTAAATATTAGAACGACCATAGAGATACCGAAAGCAATCATTGCACCAATTGTCGCCATGATGCTGATTGTGCAGATGATCATCGCGGCGGCTCTGATTGAGTGGTCGGCGAACGCACTGCGCGTGGCTGAAGGCCTGGAGCCAGCCGCCCAGGACGGCACGTACACAGGGCGTACGCACACGCTGACGATCGCTGACTCCTCCGAACCGAAGAGCATCGCGATGATCTGGGACTACGGCGTGACGATCACCGGCGCGGTGAAGGGACCGGACTCGATCGACTACGGCATCCAGCTCGTGCAGAAGCAGAAGCTCTACGTCACGGCGCGGAGCGTGAACCTGATCAAGGAGCTACGCAACTATGCGTGGAAGGTCGACAAGAAGACGGGCAAGAGCCTCAATGTCCCGATCGACGACTGGAACCACGCCCTGGACGCTGTGCGGTACGGCATCGCTGATGTGCTGAGCGCGAAGAAGCGGTCGTCGGTGACGGTGATTTAGCCGCTACGGTTAGCCCATGCACAAGATGGAATGGGATCTGGTTCCCTTCTGGGACGGCCTGCCCCGGTGGTTGGGATACGACCACTGGGATTGGGGTATCGCGGCTGATTGGGTGGCTGGCATAGCGACCGTCATCGCTTTCATTGCGGCTTTTCGAGGTATTAGCGCCGAGCGTCAACGATCTCAGAGAGGACAAGCAGAACTCGTTTTCGTCGACTTGAGCCCTACCAGATCTGTGTTGGAAGGCCGGTCGCCCTTCTCTAAGGACACCACGGTCACGTTCAGCATCCGGAATGAGTCCGAACATAAAATCTACAATGTTCGCCTGATCTACCCTCAGGGGTTGCGGTTCGTTATCGCGGATTTCATTGCATTGTTACGTGACAGAGTTTCGGTCTGGAATGGGAAAACGACTTTTCGCGACTACTTTTCGGATTTCCAGCGGTTACTTCTGCAGCCACGCGACCAATGGAGGGGACGAGAGGACTTTGGAGACTATGAATCGAAGCAGATAAGTGGTCCGAGCTACGGCGTCAACGGAGGAGCGAGGAAGTGCCTCCGATGTGTCGTCGTCATGACAGACAGGCATGGACGGACCTGGGCTCGACGTGTCGGTGATGGAAAGTATAAGCGGATATCCAAATACAGGCACGCCGGCTGAATGCTATTCCACAACTGGTCACGTTGCTTTACTATGGGCTCTAGAAGCACATAAGCAACGCCCTACATGCCAAACAGAATATCGAAACTCCGCAATAGACTCGCACAAGCACTCTCGTCCAAGGAGTTTATTCCGCCGCTCTCGATGTTCGACATGGCCAGCGGCAGCGCCGTGCCCCTCGTCACCTACGCCACCAAGCCTGAGCAGCTACGCACCAACATCGGCTGGGTCCGCGCCGCCAACCGCGCCATCGTCACGCCGACCGCGTCCGTGCCCCTCAAGCTCCGCCGCCTCAAGGCGAACGGTGACTACGACGAGATCATCGAGCACGAGATCCTGACGCTGCTCAACGACCCGCACGTGGCGCTCAACGGCAAGAAGCTGCGCGAGTTGAACCCACCTACTCAACCTCACGGGCGAGACGTTCATGCTCATGCGCAAGAACGGCACCCCGTTCGAGATGAAGCTCGGCATCAAGGCGTTACCCGACGCGATCGAGCTACTTCCGTCTCACCTCGTCCAGTTCAAGCTCGGAAAGGAGCGCTTCTCTGACAGCCTGATCAAGTACGCCCAGCAGGACTACAAGATCGGCCAGGTAATCCGCGGCTACAACCCGGACCCAGAGAACCCGTACTACGGAGAGTCCATCATCAGCGCCGCGGCGTCAGCGATCGACTCCGATCAGCAGATGCAGTCCTGGAACCGCCGCACGTTCACCAACAACGCGCGTCCCGGCCTGATCTTCAACCTCCAGGGCGAGAACATCGACCCGCAGGTCTACGACCGCCTCAAGCAGCAGATGGACGAGCTGTACACCGCCTACGGGGCGTTGAAGTCGCTCGTCGTGGAGAACGGTGACGTCAAGCCATACATGCTCACGCACCAAGACCTCGACTTCCTCGCGTCCCGAGAGTTCACTCGTGACGAGATCTTGGCGATCTTCACCGTGTCGCCTTCCATGCTCGGCATGACGACCGACTTCAACCGCGCCAATATGGACGCATCCCACTACCTGCACATCCTCCTCAACGTGATCCCACGCCTCGACGACGAGATGGCGATGTGGAACACCCAGCTGGTGAAGGAGTACGACCCGACGCTAGAGCTCTACTACGAGTCACCGATCCCTGAGGACGTAGAAGCGAAGCTCAAAGAGGCGCAGGCCGGCACGAACTTATGGCGCACCATCGACGAGACCCGCGAGGAGTACGGGCTCGAGCCGCTACCTGACGACCTCGGTGCGCAGTTGGTCGTCCCGATCAACACGACGACCCTCGACCGCGTGATCAACGCACCAAGGACCGCTCCTGCAGCGGACGCAGCCGGCGACGACGCTGACACAGACGAGCCAGTCGACACCAAGAGCGAGGGTAAGAAGAGCGTCCCAAAACCAAGGCAGTGACCCGCGAGGAGGAGGGAGCCGTCAAGGCTGACCTCTACACGCGCAAGGCCGCCGGGTACGAGACGAGTCTGCTCACCGGGATTCAGCGTGAGTTCAACCGCCAGCGCGATGAGGTGCTCGCCAACGTTGCCACGGTGCAGCAAGCCTTCGCCGGCCAGCGCACGAAGGACTACGTCGACACCCTCTTGAACTGGGAGCAGGCAGACGCGGCTATGAAGGCTGCCGTCGAGCCAGCTCTGCTCGCCGTAATCATCGAGACTGGCATGGACGCCATGCAGCAGATCGGGTTGCAGCCGTCCACATACGAACCGTACAGCGAAGCCATCACAACCTGGCACCAGCAGCGCACCACGAAGGTCGCTGAGGACGTCAACGACGAGACGGAGAAGCATCTTCGCGCCACGCTGACCGAGGGCGTCAACGCAGGGGAGAGCAGCCACCAACTCCAAGCTCGCATCGAAGCGGTCATGGGCCTCGCGTCCACGCTGCGTGCTGACCTGATCGCACAGACCGAGATCGCCCGCGCCCAGAACTTCGCCGACGTGGAGGCATGGGGTCAGAGCGGCGTCGTCACGGCCAAGGAGTGGTAGACGGCGCAGGACGAGCGCGTCTGCAAGTTCTGCGGACCGATGCGCGGCCGCGTGATCCGGTTGGAAGAGAACTTCTACTCGAAGGGAGACGTCCAGACTGAGGCGGGCACGAACCGTAAGGGTGAGGAGACAAACTACACCTACAACCACGAATACGACGACGTGGCAGGGGCTCCGTTACACCCTCGCTGCCGCTGTACGCTGCTTCCGGTCCGTGTCCGTTAGTCCCTCACAGCAGAGTCGATCTTGTCCATCAGTAGAACGAGGAACTGATCCGCTTGCGCCGACGAGATGGTGGAATTCGCGACGGCGATGTACGGGCCGTACTGGTAGGCGGAGAAGGTCTGTAGCTCATCCTCGAACGTGGACGTCAGACCAATAGCGCCGTCGACCGACGAATTGACCGCCTGGTACGTGCGTTGTCCCGGGACAGACGTCACAGGGCACTCCTCCATGGTCACGCGAATGTCGTCCATTACGGCGTTTGCACCTTCTTCGGAGTCATACCTCTCGACAAGTACGCTGCCGTCTTCACGATTACCATTCGTCAGGTCAGAGAAGCCGTTTCCGGCTCGTTCCACCCAAGGGTTTGAATACCGAGAAACTTGGGCCTCCTGACACTTACCTACGAGCTCACCAAATTTTGGCGTCTCGAGATCATCTGAATACTGAACGAAAACTCCGTCGTTCTCAGTATTGAATGCCTCGACCGAGAAACTGAATCGGTCAGTGAGGTTTTGGTTGGTAGGAATCAACTCGGTCATCTCGACCTTGCTGAGATCGAGTTCCTCAGCCTGTGTCGGTTCGGGTGATGCAACGGGCGCAGCCCCAGACTGTGCCGGGCTTGAGCACCCTGTCATCAGAATGAGTACAACGGCGGCGGAGGCAAAGGCAGCACTGCGGCGTAGGGTCATGAAGCGGATGTTAGCAGTCGACGCGCAGCCGGCCGTTCGCAGAGCACTCCTCGACGAGGTGATTCCGGTCGTCGCGGAGTGCCCGACGTTTCAGTACATCGAGCCTGATGAAACCAATTGGGATCCCAACACGATGACGGCAGACGGTCTACACCCAAGCGACTGGGGGCAGTACTACCTCTTTCAGGAAGCATCGCGGCGACTCATGGAGACGCCGTACAGCGGCGGTATCACCAGCAAGCTGACGTACGGACAGGTCTATCCGGCGGTCTATTCCAGCCCAACACCACCACCAATACCATCAGGCGGAACTAATGGAGCCAGTATGTAATGCAAAAGAAGATCCAAAAATCAGCAATCGAGGCTTACGTCAAAGCGGACGTGGGGCTCGGCAACGTGGACAACACGAGCGATGCGAGCAAGCCGGTTTCGATGGAGACGAGCAGCGCGCTCGCGCTGAAGGCACCGCTCGCGTCGCCAGCGTTCACCGGAGTAGTAGCAGCGCCCAACCTAAACTCGACCGGCGAAGTGTCCGTGATCACCTCAACATGCGATGTTAGGTTCACGCTTCAAGGTGCGAACGGGGGCGTTGCGCCTACCTACAAGCTGAAGAACAGCGCTGGAGCTATTAAGGCACGTTTTGGAATCGCGGGTCAGGCCAATGGGCTGTCGGCGGGTTCGAACCCCGGAGATCTTGTCATCAGGGCGGAAGCTCCAAATATCCTGTTCACTTCAAACGGTATATCCTCGACCGCATCTATCTTGTCAAGCACTCAGGCAATCTTTTCGGTTCAGATGAGCGTAGCCGGGAAAATCACTAACATGACCGACCCCGCTCAACTGCAAGACGCTGCTACGAAATATTACGTCGATAATCTGAAACGTATGGTGCGAATCTACAACGTCAAGGACTATAGGGCGGTGGGAAACAACGTTGCTGATGACGTCTCCGCGGTTCAAGCCGCTGTCGACGCATGTAACGTCGCTGACGACCTCGAGAACCAGCTCCAGCGCGAGAAGACGGTGGATGATCTGGAGCTTCGAGCTAAGGAGGAGCGGCTGCGGATCGGTCGCCTCACCGTGCGTGATCGCGTCCGGGCTCTGGCCGGCACGGGCGGCTCGGTGACGCTCGCACTCAACGATTCCCGCTGGCTCACGCTGAGCCCGCACGCCTTCGGGAAGGACCGGCTCGCGGCGGACATCCTGCCCTCGGTCGAAGACGCCCCGGTGAACCGCGAGCAGCGTCGCGCTCAGGCCAAGAAGAAGTAGTTCTGCCTCACGAAGGGC